CCTGTCGGCTTGTTCTCCCGCTGGATAACTGTTCTTGGCGCTTTACGCTGCACGCCCGGGTCAGTTGCCAACCCTCTGAACCGTTAAGGCCGGTTCATCGCTGCCTTTGAATCTGGGCCGGTGGTGATCCGGCAAGGGGTGTAACCAAAGAGCGGCGGGCGGAGGCCCTTCGCAGTGGCTGTGTGTCGCTGCGATGGATTAAATATAAGCTGGCTTATCGTATGCGTCAATAAGCATGCTTATATATTTTCATGCGGGCGATAAAAAGCCCGCTCAACGGCGGGCTCTTCTATGAGTCGCAGTACTCGCGCCAGCCGATCCTGACGGCGCCGTCATCTAGATGCTCGATCCTTATGCCGGCGGTGTCGCCGATGTCTTGGATGACCTGGCGCCAGGCTTCAGGGCTTTCGTCGTCGCGTCTGGAAACCTCGACCAATTGAATCCGCTGTACCCGGGGAGAGGCAATCAAGCCTTGAAGACGGCGGCCCACAAGCTCGTAGGAATTTCTCGGTTTCGGTGTGGGGTAGGGTGCTTGGATCATGCGTCGCTCCTTGCGAATACTGTATGTATACACAGTATTGGTGCTGGCATATCTTGGCAAGAGGGCGGCAAGAAGTTTCATGCATAAATGCATATTTTCTGAAGGGTGTTTTTCGACAGGCATGAAAATGCCCGCACTGGGCGGGCTATCGTTGAAAGGTTTGATCTTACTTTGTCGCGTCGAGAACCTTGCGCATGCCGCCCATGTCACTTTCAGAAATTTTTCCCTCTATACCGCAGACCTGAAATTCTATGAGTTTCGCAGAAGCTAGCCTTTCAAGATTGGCGCGATCAACCCGCTTGTCAAATCGTTCCATGACGGCCGATCCAGCGCTAACCGAAGAATATTCAAACTCTAGATATGGGTCTCGAGCGCCATCAACAAGCCAATTAGTATGGTGACAGTCTCTGAATTGCCCTCGGTCGCTCCAAGTCATGAGTTGGACTCTGTAGTAACCAGGCGCTGGTGAGCCTTTTAAATACAAGGCATACGTAGAAAATGAGAAGTCTTCAGGCTTTAAAGGCAAGGCGTCCCAAGAGGCGGACCTGTTGCCGGTGAATCGGTCTGTCTCGTCCCTGAATAAACCGGCATTGGCCGAAAGCGAAATGGCAAAGAAAAGCGCCGCGATTGGTGCGTGGAAACGAATGGAATCCCTCCCATAATTGAGCGAGCACTTTACCATTCGTGGCGTACAGCCACCATTGGCGGGTTCACGTCGCCTCTCTGAAGGGGTTGTCTCTTGACGACTACGCCTCGCGACTCGCACTCACCCCCGATTGGAAATCTCTTCTTCGACTTGCTGCCCGCCCAGACCCCGCAGCGCTAAGTAGTAGGCCACGCACCATCCGATTAATGTCCATCCGGTCAGCAGATTGATTAAAAAAATTCGGCGGGGCGGAATTGGTTCGACCGCAGCGGCATAAATTGAGGGGAATAGGTAAAGAGCTATGGCGGTAATGTAGAACATGAGATCAGCTGCAATCGCGACTCCATTGTCGCCGCTGCTGATGAAGTAGCTGACCAAGCAGGTTGGTGCAAGCAGTACTAATCCAAAGACCTTCATCGCAGCTCTCCGTGAAAACTAGACGATGGCTATTTGATATCACGCGGCATTTGCTTTGGATAGTGGCTGTTCTTTTGATTCAGTGTGGGGCTATGACGAAGGTGCCCAACCCTACCTCAAAACCTAGTTACGATTGCCTTTGCGAGCTGCTGATCATTCATCAGCGGTGGCGCATAAGTCGTACGGTAGAAGCGCACCGCCTGTTCAAATTGGGCGCCGCGAATATCGCCGTCGGAGCCAATAAATGCGAGCGCGTCAGCCTTTGCAGGCTTGAAGTTATTTGTGGCTAGCATTGTGAGCCCGGTAGTGCCTGCAACGGTGTAGGTTGGAGCCATCAGTACAGACAGCATCGAGTTGTTATAGGAGTCATCCGACCCCTCAGAGGCATGAGCGTTGATCGATACCAGTAGGGCTACCGTCATAAACTTCCATGAATTCATTCTTCGTTGCTTCCATTGCGTTTAAAGCAGAGCGCGATCGGGTTCCAGCGGGGGGGGGAAGCCAGAAGGCCGTCACTGCGGGCATCTTTAGGTCGACATCAGAGCGAGGTCGCTATCGCCTGCGCCAGCTGCATGTCGGACATATGAGGCGATGTGTAGGCCGAACGATAATACCGGGACGCCTGCTCAAACTCCGCACCGCGAATCTCGCCGTCCGAACCAATGAACGCCAGGGCGTCAGTCTTGGCTGATTTGAAAATCTTTGGCGGCTCGGTAGTGAGAGATGTGGTCGCGCCAATTAAAATGGTTGGCGCGGAGATTGTGAGAAATATCGCGGCAGCGATAGGGTTGGCGCCATCACCTGATACGGCCTGTGTGCTGACCGATGCCAGTAGGGCTATCGCCAGGGTCTTCCATGAGTCCATGCTTCGTTGCGTCCGTTGCGTTCAGAGGGCGCCACCATAGCAGAGCAGGACGCTAGCCAGATACAAGAAGCCCGGCGCTGGGCCGGGCTCGATGATGGCTGCTTATGCTGCTACCGCCAGGGTATCGGCTCTCACAAGCACCAGGATATTCACAAGGCGGCCTTCAGAAGGACTTTGCATTCGGCGTCGTATTTTTCACGCAGCTTGGCAGTGCTAGCTGGCGTCATCGGCCCTGGTGTCTCTTTGTGCAATTCCACCATTTTTTGCGCAACTTCTTCCTGGGCCTGCGGGGTGTAGCCAGCGTGCACCAATAGTACATAGGAGGCTCTTGAGGACTGACTGCGGCTTATGTCTGGCTGGTCACCAGCTACTGAAAGCACTTCGTAGTAGGCTGCGCAGTGGATGTCTCTTTCTTTTTTGGTGTCGGCTTGGGCTGTTAAGGAAGTGCAGGTGAAGATGGCGCATAAGGCCATTGGCATCGAGGATAGGCGCATGAAAACGAGTCCATTCGAGAGGGGAGCAGATTTTATCAGCACAAGGAGGAGAAACAAGAAGCCCGGCGCTGGGCCGGGCTTCGATTCAATCGGAGTGTTGAATTGGAAGCTTTAGCTGAGCGCCAGAGCGGCGATGGTCAAGCACTTCCAAAACTTGGTGCTCAGCCTTCAGCTGATCGCCTACGAGGGTTTTTATCTCCTTTAGGCGAACCTTCAAGATATCGCCCTTGCCAAATCGCAGATCGCCGCTCTCAATCATCGAAAGGAAACTTGGATCAACAATTGATGCGTAGAACGTGGACGCACCATCGTGGAATCTCCATTTATTTTCGTCGCGGAAGGCGATGTTCACCAACTGAAGGCTGGCCACTCGCTCGCTTTCATCAAGTCGTTCCTCTTCCTGCTCGGGAGCGATGAAGTTTTCGGCTTCCGTTTCTGATGCCGCTACGAAATCGCCATCAGGCTCGCGAATGGCGAAGTAATCAACTCCGGGGCGCTGGAGTGGTTTGTGCACTACGTCTTGGAAAGCCTTGCGTAGCTTCCAATTTCGGAACAGCGCTAACACCTTTTCCTCGGTGTCGAAATGCTCCTGATCGCAGAAAACCCTGACAACCCCGTCGCTAAGGATTTCAACTTTTGTGATATCTCGATTGCGCACCCACTTGATGAGCTGAAAAACACCCCTCGTTGTTAGGCTCGTAAAGCCGAGCAGGGCGATCAGATTCGCCGCTGCGGTAACCGGGCTACCGGCAAAAAGATCCTGGGCTTGCTGAATCAGACTCTGCGTTACGCCAAGATCAATTCCAAAACTGCCAGTTTTAAAAGATCCTTTGACGCTGACTGAGAGCTTGGTTCGGCCATCGTTGAGCGTGGCATTTGCCTCTTCGAAAAGCTCCCCGAGAGCCAGAAGGGCGGGCGCAAGATCCCGCACCTCCATCTCGCTGGATTGAAGGGCTGGTCCGTCATATACGATTTGCAACGATGCTTTGCTCATGTCTTCCATTGTTGCTTCCATGCGTGATTCTGTCTATTTCAGCCTACGGCTATCGGTCCGAAACCAAAACTCTTTACAGATCCCCGTCGCCCCACTTAGTCACACCGCGCCCGCACAATCCTCCCCGCCTTCACCTCATCCGCTTCTATAGAAGTGATTCAGCGCTATCAGCTCAACCACTGCCACGAAAACGCAGAGCACAACGAAACCTGGGCTGAAGACTCGCTTGCGATGGGATGAACTGCCGTCCGGCCAAATGCCAGCTTCGGTTGTGAAAACCACCATGAGCGCCAGCAGAGCATAGGTCCACACCTTGTTCCAAAAGCTCTGCTCTCGCCACGAGGTCGACGGCTTTCCAAGGGCGGATGGCATCAGTAAAACTTCTGCAGTGCCTGCACAACGACACCCACGATCCGGCAGTGCTCGTCGACGGCCTCGATCGGGTAGCTCGGGTTCAGCGGCTTGAGGAACAGTCGACCGCCGTCGCTCACCAGCTTCTTGAATGTGGCTTCATTGCTGTCTGGTAGCTTGGCCACGACCAGCTTACCTGGTGCGACCTCGGCCTCAGTGTCCACCAAGATCAGCGTGCCCTCGGTAATGCTCTGGCCGGCGGGCGCCGTCATCGAGTCGCCTTTGACTGTCAACCAGAAAGCGGGGCCTTTGGCGTCGTACTCCGAAAACTCATACGTGTCCGAGATTCCGGTCGGGTAGGGCTCAACCGCCTCGGCCCAGGATCCGGCAGACACCCAACTGATCACTGGATAGCGGAAGCTCTGAGGATTCTGGGCAGCCAGCGATACGTTCGACTCTTCCTTTTTTGAGTCAATGACCATGGGGCCAATTTCGTCCGACAGCCAAATAGCACTCACGCCACATATGTGGGCGAATTTTGGAAGGTGTGCGCTTTGAAGGTTCTTGCCTGTCTCCAACTGGGAGATCAGGGGCTGCTCAACACCGGAAACCGTCGCCAGTTTTGCCTGGGTCAGCTTCGCGTGTTTCCGCGCTTCTTTTAGACGTTCTGCAAGTGTGCTCATGCACATGAATTTATAAGTTCCCTTATTGGCTTGCAAATAAGCCTGCTTCTACATAGTATATAAGCAGGCTTATCAGGAGGGCTCTCATATGACCCCTATCGAAAGGCTCGTCGACTTCTTCGGCGGGCAAACCAAAACCGCTTTAGCGCTCGACGTATCCCAGGCGGCAGTTTCGTACTGGGTCGCGGGAATTCACCCAATGCGCGCAGAAAAAGCTTTCAGGGCTGAAGAGTTGACCGGCGGAAAGATCACAGCCCGTGAGCTGTGCATGCCCCAAAAGGGATCCCGATCCGCCGCATGACATCCCTGTCCCCCGTTCCATTGAAGCCAGATTAGAAGAGAGTAGTCCCCATGCAAACGTCCAGTTCCAGACACACCGTACAAACCCGTGATCAGGTGCTGGTCGCCCACGCTGCAAACCAGATCGCTCGTACCAGCCTGAGCCAAGACGACTTCGCCCAGGCGCTGAGTCGCGAGCTCCATCTGGCGTGCCCGGAAAAGGCCATCGCCAAAGAGGTGCCGGACTTCGCAGCGCTGACCTTACAGAACGACGTTGCCGACTTCGTGAAGGCGACCGGCCGCTGGCTCAAGCGTGTTCAGCGCTGGTTGTCAGGCGATCAGGAAATGCCTTCCTGGCTGGAAGAGTCGTGGGTCAACGCCCTTGAGCCTGAGTTCCGCGACCACTGTGTGAACGAACTGGCGAGCCGCCATGGCCTCACCGGTGCCCGCCAGATGACTAGCGACCAATGCGCGAACAAGAGCTTCGGCGCGCTGATCCGGGCGCTGGGCGATGTGATCGACACCGGCAGCGAGGTGTTTGACGACCAGGTGATGTGCGAACTGGATTTGCCGCACTTGCCAGCATTCGCCAAGCAGTGTCGCCAGGTTGAAGCGAAGGCGGGGGAGTTGGGGCGCAGAGCTGAGCAATTGCTCGCGGCGGCTCGGCCACTGAAATCCATCGCCTGAATTACAGGCACAAAAAAGCCGACGTACGAGGTCGGCTTCTTCAACAGCTTTGAGCGAGAGAAATCATGCCAAACATTGTTCCGATACACAACCCTCGGGGGTTCACCCGAATGGACAACCAGATGATGGATGGCTTGATGGCCATCGATTTGTCGGCGCGCGAGATGAAGATCGTTTTGTACGTGGCCAAGGCCACCTTGAACTTCAGCACGGGTGCCCATCGCATCCCTGCGGTCGATATCGCTAAGGCAACCCACATCCACCCCGACACGGTGTCGAAGGCAATCTCCGGCCTGCTGCGCCGTCGCGTGCTGTATCGAGAGGGTGGTGCACGCGGTGATATCGGCGTTTGCGACCCAAGAGAGTGGATCTTCGTCGTAGAGCCGAAACAGACCATATCGTCTGATTCGGCTCAAGTGGTCCGAATCGGCTCAGCCGCGAAACAGACCAAAACCGACGACTCCCTTCTTTATACAAAGAAACAACCCCTATTAACTCTTTCTACGAAAGAGATTAATCCGCCCCAGGAGCCAGCCGAACCTCCAAAGCCTGATCGCAAGGCTCCGTTCGGCATGGCCCAAATGCTGGCCGACAACCCGCACAACGTTCCGGAGCAACTGCTGGCCGACTGGCTGACCCAGCGCAAGACCAAGCGCGCAGCGGTGACCGCCACCGTCTGGTCAACCGTGAACGCCGAGTTGGCCAAGTGCGCCGAGGCTGGTATCACCGCAGACGTTGCAATCACCGAAGCGCTCAATTCTGGCTGGCAGGGCTTCAAGGCGTCTTGGGTGATTAAGCGTTTGGCGGAGTCCGCACCGGTGCCGGCCCCTCAGTCGCGCCACACCGGATTTGCTGAACGCAACTACACCGATGGCCTGATCCAGCGTGAGGATGGTTCCTATGCGATCTGAGCCAATTCCCCCAGCGCCTGAACTACCGCCGGGCACCCGCATTCAGCCCGCTGAGTGCGAGACCCACGGCCAGTACGAACAGAAGGTCTTCCCAGTACTCGGCAAAGAGCTGAGAAGTGGTTGCCCTGAGTGCAGTCGGATCATTCGCGAAAAGGCTGAAGCTGCTGAGCTCGCCAACAAGGCGATGGAGCTACGCATGGCCATGGAGCGAAAGCTCGGCGCCGCGCTGATCCCAAAACGCTTCGCCAGCAAGACCCTGGACGGGTACGTTGCTACCAGCACCGAGCAGCGGAAAGCGCTGAACACCTGCCGCCGGTATGCCGCAGAGTTCGCGCAGATCGCCGAATCGGGCCGCTGCCTGCTCCTGCTGGGCAAGCCCGGTACCGGCAAGACACACCTGTCTGTCGCCATCGCCAACGAGATCATGGCCAAGTCCAGCGCTACTGCGGTGTACCGAACCATCGGCGCCGTCCTTCAGTCCATTCGTGCCACCTACGACAACTCCAGTGACCAGAGCGAAAGCCAAATCCTGTCGAGCCTGATCAGCCCCTCGCTGCTCATCTTGGACGAGATCGGCGTCAGCAAGGAGAAGCCCAGCGACTTCGAGCTGACCACGCTTTTCGCAATCATCAACGGTCGGTACGAGCAAATGCGCCCGACTGTGGTCGTCTCCAACCTTGATGCGAAGGCGCTGCCAGATGCACTCGGTGAGCGCTGCATTGATCGGTTGCGGGAGGGTGGGGTAATCGTCATACCGTTCGAGTGGGAATCGCAGCGCGGCAAGGAGGGGGTCTGACATGACCAAGCCGGCAAAGCCTCGCCCAATGCCTGTGTACCTGGTGCTGCGCCGCCTGGTAGATCCTGCCACCGGCAAGGAGGTGGCCGCGTTCGTGCCGTCCTCTGACGCCGACCGATCGATCCTGCGCGAGCGAGATTTCAGAATCAACACCAAGATCCGCGCCGACCTCAAGCAGCCGCGCAACCCACGGTTCAATGGCCTGGTCCATGGCCTGGGCCGGGTGCTGAGCCAGAACATCGATCGGTTCTCCGGCAAGCAGTCACACGACGCCATCAAGGCGTTGCAACTGGAGTCTGGCGTGTACTGCGACGAGGAACTGTTCGACATTCCCGGCCTTGGCCAGCTCACCCGTAAGACACCTCGCAGCCTTTCCTACGATTCGATGGGGGAGGAGACATTCCAAGACTTCTGGCGCCAGTGCTGCGCGTACCTGGTGCTGCATGACTGGCCGACGCTCACGGAAGAGCGCCTGACCGAGATGGCCGAGTTCGAAGCGTTTAAGGAGGTTGCATGACCATCGAACGGAAGCCGGCCAAGCCGAAAAAATGCCGCGTCGCTGCGTGCGGGGCCACATTCGTCCCTTCACGCATGGGCCAGGCGGTATGCAGTCCGGCCTGCGCGATCATCGACGGGCCAAGGCACGCGCCAAAGGCCCGCAAGGCCTTGGCCGACATCGAGCGCAAGGACATCAAGGTCCGCAAGGAGAAGCTGAAGAGCAGGGCGGATCATGCCAAGGACACCCAACAGGCCTTCAATGAATGGGTTCGTCTACGAGACTCTGATCTGCCTTGCGTGAGCTGTGGTCGCCACCATGACGGCCAATATCACGCTGGGCACTATCGGACGGTTGCAGCAAACCCGGCCATCAGGTTCGAGCCGCTGAACACCCACAAGCAATGCGCCCCATGCAACAACCACAAATCCGGCGATATCGTGAACTACCGCATTGAGCTGGTTAAGAGGATCGGCGCCGAGGCAGTTGAGTGGTTGGAAGGCCCTCATGAGGCCAAGAAGTACACCATCGAGCAGCTGAAGGCGATGACCGCCGAATACCGGGCAAAGACCAGAGAACTGAAAAAGGAGCAAGCCGCATGAAGCTGATCAACGCAAGACAGGTTTGGACCGAAGCACAACATGAATCGAACGCGTCGATCAGCGCTGTGGCCATCGACAGGGCGGAGTCGGGATCAGTGAAGACGGGTGGGCGCATCGGCAAGCGTGACGCCCAGTTCCCGGCCATGGGCAGCGATAAAGGGGAGGAGGCTGGGCGCTTCTCCGTGCCTGGGCAGCGGATCAGCATCAGCGAAACCCGGCGCACATCCGCTGGCAAGTCCACGGCCCGAGCTGCACACCTGGCAACCATCGGTAAAGTCCTGCGCGCCATCGGCACCCTGCCATTCCAGGAGCAACAGTTCGGGCACTACCTGTATCACCCATGCATGATGCTCGCCCACGTGCTCAACGCCGAGAAGCTGATCTGGAACTGCGTGGACTTTTCCGCCCTGACCGAAGCCAAGGAAGCAAAGGTGCATTGCCTTGTGACGATGGCCCTGCAGTCCTACAAGGTCGAGGCTCACGACGGCGCTCAGTGGGGGCCCGCTCGTATCGCCGAGGGCATGCTCAAGCTCTACGGCGTCCACATAGAGCCCAAAGTGTGGGATCGGGACTGGAAAGAAGCGTGGAATTTCCTGCGAGACGCCATTGAGGAAGTGGATATTCGTGTACAGCAGCCGGTGTGGCAGGTCATTCATGCAGAAAAAGAAGAAGTTGCGGCATAAAGGTGTTGTCATGTTGGGGTTTTTGATGTACTTTCCCCATAGTGCACAAGTAACGCGAAACGCACACGAAACCATGAGACCGGCCAAGCGCCGGGTTTTTGTTGTCTTTGATCTTGCCCTTGCTTACATTGGCGCCTCTTTCAGCTATAGGCACGGACAGCATGATTAATTCAAAAGAGCAGTTGGAAAACGTTGTAGAAATGTTCAGCTTTTTCCAAAAAAACTCGCCTCTGTCAATGGGCCGCTATTTGGATCTTCAGCTTCCTGAGCGTCACATAGATCAACAACAAGCGCAGTATGCGCAGGTGTTGCTGGATACGTTCAAGCTTGTTGATGGGGACGACTTGTTCGATATCGATCGCCCGATCAATGAGGGCTCTGTCATCCGAGGCCTCAGTGATAATGGTAAAGTTGCTTGCGCAATGCTATTGCGTATGGCCGCTGCAAAAGGCATCAGGTAACCGAATTTTCTTGTGATTGAGCCTCGCTGTTAGCGGGGCTTTTTTATGCCTCAAATTCACCTGTAGCCAGGACAGCCCTTGGGAAGGCCTGGACGTCGATGGCCGGGCAGTGCGACGTACGAGAACAACCCCGGCAGCCCGCGCACTCATACCTCAATGCTTATAGGGTGGCGCGAGACAGGAACGGGGAGATCGGTGCATTAGGGCGTCGACGCTGGGATCGTCTTTGGCAGACAGCGCGGAAAGACGCGCACACCTATTCAGGGCTTCAAAAGTCTTTTTTTCTGAAGGATTCGTCACCCGACTGATCATTGCTGATCGTCAGCACGCCATTGGACACCGAGTATGTAGTTGAGGCGTCACCCTCAGAATATTGATTGCGCCAACGGCCCCACTGATTTTCATCCTCCATAAAAGAGGACCAGATCACTCGATCTTCGCTCACCTGGCAGCGATAACGGAATGAATCCCCATCCGGGCGGCGGTATGTTATTTCGGGGTTTGGCTCAGCGTGCTTCGTTTTCATGGTTTTGGTTGGGCGCCCCATCTCCACTGCGATAGCTGCTTTGCATATGTCGGCCTTTAAGAAGGATTCGCCGTGAGCGCCGGCGACGATCCCAATCGATGCGAGTAATCCTGCCGCAATTTTTTTGTTCATACCCTTGTCCTTGGTTAGTTGGCAGGGGAATTCTACATGGCTTATAGCCATTTTCTCATGCCCCACGGAGTCGAGCGCATGGAGTATCTACAGCGCCTGCTCGACAAGATCGACAGGTTCGAATTGCTGATTGCGGGCCTCGTTGGGGTAGTGATCGCCAGTTGGTGGCACAAGGACGACTTGAACGACTGGCGTGCCTGGATGATCTTCCTCATCACCGGCATGGCCTGCTCGATCTACCTGACGAGTATGGTCAGCACCTACCTCGGCGTGACCGAGCCGAAGATCGTCGCCGGTATCGGCTTCCTGTTGGGTGCATTCGGCGGCTCGCTCCTGGCGGCCATCAATCGAGCCATCAAATCCGCTGATCTCTGGGCGCTCATTCGCCAGCGGTTCGGGGGAGGCAATCCGCCATGAATCTTGAACTGATCAACTCCATCGCCTGCGGCCTGATCGCCTTCTGGGCGACCTGGTGCGTACTGAGTGGGAAGGTGAGGGACGGCATCCTTGGGAAGCTGATCTACACCACAATCGCCATCACTGGCTTTGTCGTGTCGGTGCGCAACCAAAACATTTTCTTTGGGCCGACTACGGCGGGCCTGACGCTGCATGTCGCCCTGGCCCTGGCCGGTGCCCGCCACATCTTCATGGTCACCTACTGGCAGGCGGTCAAGGCCTGGCTGTGCAAGACACTCAACTGCGAGCAATGCATTGGCTGCCCGAAGGCGCCTGAAAGCATAGACCAGCCCAAGCAGTAATCCGCGCCACGTTTTCGAATGCGCCAAATCGTGGCGCGAGGTTTTGCAGATGAGCAATGTCACACGCCTGCGCCACGCACTGCCGATGAGCCAAGACATCAACGCTGCGGTAGTCGCTCTCGACAAGGCCATTGCTGATGCAGTGGACGCCGCCAAGGAAGCCGGGCTGCCCCAGGGCCTAATCGTTGGCTTGCTCCACGGTCACGCGCATGCACAGGCACACCAAATGGTGAGCGTATGACCGTCAAGGTTCTGGAGTTCAAGCGGGAGGACTGGCGCGACGCCGCCAAGACCCTGCGCAAGATCGCCGATGACCTGGACGCTGGAGAGCATCCCGAGTGCACCGTAGGCGCTTTGACGCTGATCGGTGCCAAAGGAGAGGTGACAGTGTTCGGCCTCGGCCCTAAGTGCGACGACTTGCAATGCCTCGGCGCCATGCGCCTGGGTGAGCAGAAGCTGATTGGTGTGCTACTGGATAACGCGGAAGGGTAGGTGTGCCGCAGGTGAGTGCGGCACGGATGCACTACTTAGACTTCAGTGCCTCTTGGATCTGATCGGCGTAGGCGCTCAAGCTGCTCATTTCGCTCTCAAGGATTGTTCCGTTGGTAGGCGCATTCGACACTTTCGCTTGAATCAAAGATAAGGCCGCAGAAACGGCGATGGCTCTTTTGTCGTCGGGAGAGTGTACGTGGCTGTTGTACTTGGTCAAATCAATCGACATGAGTTGCTCCTTTGGGTGGGTGAGATTCACCAATACCGGCAACGCGCCACTATTACAAGTTTAAGGTGAACCATGGACAGGCCATACCCTCCATCGTCACTCCTTGAGCTGTCGGACCTATCCGGCCTCGGTATCCGCCTTGCTCCAGCTCCCGAAGTGTGGGAATGGCTCCAAGCCGAGATCCTTGCCGACACCGGCAGCATTCACAACGAAGACCATGCCCACTTGCTGGATGCAGACATCCAGGTCATGTGGGCGTCGTCGAGCTTCGCCAAGCAGGGTCGTACGGTCCTGGGCCAGGCCGAGCAGGTAACTTTCCGCGCCGGTGGTTGGCAGAAGGCCAGGATGGAGCAGCAGATGCGTGATTGGTTCGGTGAGGTGCCGGCCTACATCATCACGCTGGCTGCCGACTACTGCGCTCAGTGCAGCGACCTTGAGTTCTGCGCCCTGATCGAACATGAGCTGTACCACCTGGCTCACGCGACCGACAAATACGGTCAACCAGCATTCACCCAAGACGGTGCGCCGAAGATCAAGCTGCAGGGCCACGACGTCGAAGAGTTCGTCGGTGTCGTCCGCCGTTACGGTGCGAGCCCCGACGTTCAAGCGTTGGTTGATGCTGCAAACAGTCCTGCCGAGGTGGGGAAATTGAACATTGCGAGGGCCTGCGGAACCTGTCTGCTCAAGTCGGCCTGATTTTGGACAGGTTTGGACGGATGAACGCCTATGGCAGCTCTAAGCAGTGAGGTGAAGACCTTTGTAGTACAGGCTCTCGCTTGCTTCGATACGCCTTCTCAGGTGGTTGAGGCGGTCCATAAGGAATTCAGCTTGAGCATCACCCGTCAGCAGGTCGAATCCCACGACCCGACGAAGGTTTCAGGTAAGAAGCTCGCAGACAGATGGAAGACCCTTTTCGAGCAGACCAGAAAGCGTTTCCGCGAAGAGACTGAAGACATACCTATTGCCAACCGCGCCTTTCGTCTCCGCGCGATGAACCGCTTTGTGGAGAAGGCTGAGTCGATGAAGAACATCGGCCTGGCCATGCAGATCCTCGAACAGGCCGCGAAGGAAACCGGCGACATCTACGTCAATCGGGCCCGGAAGGAAGAGGTTGGCGATGAACCGGTGATCCCGACCCGCATCCAGGTCGACGTGGTGGATGCGAGGAAGCCGAATGCCGAGCCTTAACGTTCCCCAGGCTCAGTTCCTCACTCTGCCCCACAAGTTTCGTGCGTTCGTTGCCGGGTTCGGCTCAGGCAAGACATGGGTGGGATGCTCGGCACTGAGCAAGCACTTCATGGAGTGGCCTGGCGTCAACGCTGGCTACTTCGCACCGACCTACCCGCAAATCCGGGACATCTTCTATCCGACCATGGATGAGGTGGCCTACGACTGGGGGCTGAAGACCAAGATCAACCAGGCGAACCACGAGGTTCACATCTACAGCAGCCGTCAGTACCGCGGCACTGTGATTTGCCGGTCTATGGAGAAGCCGCAGACGATTGTGGGTTTCAAGATCGGCCATGCCCTGGTGGATGAGCTGGACGTGCTGACCGCGGTCAAGGCGCAGCAGGCCTGGCGCAAGATTATTGCCCGGATGCGCTACAACTTGCCTGGGCTGAAGAACGGGGTGGACGTCACCACGACGCCGGAAGGCTTCAAGTTCGTCTTCCTGCAGTTCGTGAAGCAGCTGCGCGACAAGCCATCGCTGAAGGAGATGTACGGCTTAGTCCAGGCAAGCACGTTCGACAACGAGCTGAACCTGCCGGATGACTACATCGCCTCCCTGATGGAGTCGTATCCGCCGCAGCTGATCATGGCGTACCTCAAGGGCCAGTTCGTCAACTTGACGTCCGGCACGATCTACACAGCCTACGACCGCAAGCTCAACGGTTGCTTCGACACCGTGCAGCCCGGCGAGCCTCTGTTCATCGGCATGGACTTCAACGTCGGCAAGATGGCGGCGATTACCCACGTTAAGCGCGACCAAGGGTTGCCCAGGGCCGTGGATGAGTTGATCGACGGCTACGACACACCCGACATGATCCGGCGCATCAAAGAACGCTATTGGCAGCACGATGGGAATGACTTCAAGAAGACGTGCGAGATCAGGATCTACCCGGATGCCTCGGGCGACTCGCGCAAGTCTGTGAACGCCAGTATCACAGACCTGGCCATGCTCAAGCAGGCCGGGTTCGCGGTCATTGCTCCAGCGGCAAACCCGCCGGTGAAAGACCGAATCAACGCAATGAACGCCGTCTTCTGCAATGCGCAGGGCGAGCGCCGCTACCTAGTTAACCCGTTCACCTGTCCAACCTACGCCGACGGCCTGGAGCAGCAGGTGTGGGGCGCAAACGGGGAGCCAGACAAAACCGCCGGCATCGATCACGCGAACGACGCCGGCGGCTACTTCATCCACCGCGAGTACCCGATCATCAAACCGGTCACCGCAATGAAAATGGGGGTCGCTCGATGACGGACGTCACTTTCACTCGTCCCGAGTACACGGCGGCGAAATACCGCTGGCGCTTGGTGCGCGACGTCTGCAAGGGCTCGGAAACAGTCAAGGCTGCCGGCGATTACTACCTGCCAAGGCCGAATGCCTCGGACAAGTCCCAGGACAACAAGGACCGGTACGACGCATACAAGAAGCGTGCTGTGTTCTACAACGCCACCGGCAGGACGAAACACAGTCTTGTGGGAGCGGTGTTCCGCACCTGGCCAACCCTGACTGTTCCCGGTGCGCTCGACTACGTGACAAAGGACATCGACGGACAAGGTGTCAGCGTTTACCAGCAATCGCAGTCGGTTATTGGGCATTTGCTCGAAGTTGGCCGCCACGGGCTGCTGGTTGACTATGCAGCTGTCGAACCTGGCACCGTGAGCAAGGCAGACGAGCAAGCCGGTCGCGCCCGTGCAAATGTTGCCAGCTACCCAGCAGAATCAATCATCAACTGGAAGACGCGCCAGGTTGGCGGCCAGCATCTTTTGAGCCTGGTTGTTCTGTGTGAAAAGGTCGACGTCGATACTGATGACGGGTTCGGCAGTGAGCAGGTTACCCAATACCGCGTGCTACGCCTGGATGTCTCCGGTGTGTATACCCAGGAAGTATGGGAGGAGGGCTCCAGCAAGACGGAGATGACGGTAGCGCCATTCGCCCCTCTGAACGGCTCAGGCCAGCCATGGCGCATCATCCCGTTCCAGTTCCTGGGCAGTGAGAACAACGACACCAGCATCGACGACTCCCCGCTATACGACATGGCCGAAGTGAATATCGGTCATTACCGCAACAGTGCGGATTATGAAGAGGCAGCGTACTTGGTGGGCCAACCCCAACCATGGATGTCTGGCCTTGATGAGCAATGGCGCGACCACCTCGAAAAGGCCGGGATCTTCCTGGGCTCCAGGGCGCCTTGGCTGCTCCCTGTGAATGGTGCGTGTGGCGTCTGGCAGGCACAGCCAAACACGGTCGCCAAGGAGGCCATGGATGCCAAGAAGCTGGACATGGTGTCCCTCGGCGCTCGGCTGATCGAACGTGGTAGCGCTGTGAAGACCGCAACCCAGGCCGACAACGACAGCGCCGCCGAACACAGCGTGCTTTCCCTGGTGGTGAGCAACGTCAGCGAGGCGTACAGCCAGTGCCTGGTCTGGATGGCTGAGTTCATGAATGCTACAGGCGAGGCGGTCTATAAGCTTAATCAAGACTTCAGCCAGATCACTCTGGACGCGACGATCCTGGCGGCACTGTTCAACGCGGTGCAGGGTGGCAAGCTGCCGGAAGGCGACTTCTGGCAGTACCTGCGTGATCGCGGCGTTATTGATCCTGAGAAGACTGACGACGACATTCGCGGTGAGCTGGAAACGCAGAGCACCGGGCCAGGCCTGGATGACGACGAGGAAAACCTAAATGGCGGCAAACCAAGCAATCCTTGACGCCACTATCCGGCACGCCGTCTTCCTGGAGCAGCTGAAGTCGGGAGAGGTGGCGAAGTTCGCGCCTTTCCTCAAGGAGATCGACCTCTCGATACGCGAGCGGCTGACCCGCGCGGATCTGACGGACTACACCGTCGCCCGCCTGGAGCGGCTGCTGAGCGAGGTGGATAGCCTACTGCTGGGCATTTTTGACCGGTACAGCGAGAAGCTGAACCTCGATTTGGTGGACATCGCCAACTACGAGGCCGAGTTTGAAGCGACCAGCCTAACCCGAGCGGCACCGGTGGGCGTCACCTTCGACGCGGCGGTACCAGGTGCGGCGGCAATCAGGGCGGCGATACTCACCAATCCGCTCAGCGTGCGTGGTGCCGACGGCGGGAAGCTGCTCAAGTCGTTCATTGATGGCTTCACCGCCACCGAGCGGCAACGCCTCGCAGGCGCGATCAGGCAGGGCTTCTTCGAAGGCCAGACGAATTTCCAGATCATCAAGAACATTCGCGGTAGCAGGGCGCTTCAGTACAACGACGGCATCTTGGCCACGACAAACCGCAACGCCGGCGCCATCGTGCGGACGGCGGTGCAGCACGTCGCCACCCAGGCGCGCATGGAGACGCTGAAAGAGAACTCCGATGTCGTGCAGTCGGTGGAGTGGGTCAGCACCCTGGATTCGAAAACCACTAGCCAGTGCCGGACGCTCGATAAGCGCCTTTTCAAGTTGACCGAGGGGCCGAGGCCGCCGATCCACATCAACTGTCGTTCGACGGTGGTGGCGGTGACGCGCTTCAGCGCCTTGTTTTCCGAAGGAGCCACTCGGGCATCCATCGGTGATGGCGGTGCCCAGCAGGTGAGGGCAGACCTCAGCTACTACGACTGGCTCAAGCAGCAGCCGGCAGCGTTTCAGGACAAGGCCATCGGCCCGGTCCGCGCCAAGCTTTTCCGCGAAGGCGGCCTGAGCATCGAACGATTCTCAGAGCTGCAGCTTGATCGAAATTTTGCACCGTTGACGCTAGTGCAGATGAAGGCACTTGAGCCACTGGCATTCGAGCGGGCGGGTCTTTAGAGTGGTGGATTGCCATCACTTCGGCTTCGGAACCTTGCATGAAATGGATTATCTTGGTGGTTGCGCTTTTTGCGTGTGCGGTTTGTGGGCTTCTAGGGTTGACTGCCGGTATTAACGTTAATCCAGCTTCCACTATTCGGTTTATACCGGATTGGGGTAGCTTCGCTGACTGGGTATCAGGCTTTGGATCAGTTTCGGCAGCCGTTGTCGCTCTCTATTTGGCCAGCCTTCAACGTAAAAATAATACTGCCAAAATTGAAATGTCTCAGTATTACGAAAAGGACAATTACACCATTGACTTGGTATCGACCGGCGACAAAACTGCCATCGTAGTAGGTGTATACATACGGTCTCCAAGTCATCAAAAGCAAATTCCTCTCAATCGATCTCCAGTTGATGGGTATGAAAAAATATTAGGTCGCTACGAGTATGGTGAAAAAAGACGGCTCACTGTTGCCGCCTATTTCTCTGGGCTTGCTAGAGACATTCGGGACGAAACTGGGAACCCAAATTTTGAAGGATTGCAGCTTGTCGTTGCTACAGGCATAGCAGAATTCAAAGTTAAATTAGATCCAAGGCTCTCGGAAAGACTCCGCGCGAGTCTTAGGCCAGTTAACGATTAAACTGAGCTTTTTCTAAAATAAGCCTCGCCAAGTGCGGGGCTTTTTTATGTCTGCAGGCAGGGCCTGCGCCAACGTCTCTGGGAGACAACCAATGCTGAAATTCCAACTGGATACCCTGGAAGGGGTAGATGAAGCCGTGCGCGCTCTTTACACCGAGAAGGACGGCAAGTTCGTACTCGGCATTGAAGGTCTGCCGCAGCCTGAGGATGTCTCGGGCTTGAAATCCAAGGTCCAGGAGTTGCTGGACGAGAAGAAGGCCGCCGATAAGGCGCGCAAGGAAGCCGAAGATCAGGCCCGGCTTGAGCGTGAAGAGGCCGCTCGAAAATCTGGCAATGTCGAGGAGCTCGAAAAGTCCTGGTCCGAAAAGTACAACCGCCGTGAAGCTGAGCTGAACGGCATGCTGGAACAGGAGCGTGGAACGCTGAGCACTCAGATCCGGGATCTGACTGTCGGCCGTACCGCTACCGACATCGCGTCTGCTCTGGCAATTCCAGGCAGCGCCAAAGCCCTGTTGCCGCACATCGAGCGCCGTTTGAGCGTCGAGCAGCGCGACGGGAAGCCTGTTGTGGTCGTCCTCGACCAGCAGGGCAAACTCTCGGCGGCAACGCTGGATGAGCTGAAAGCAGAATTCGCAAACGACACGGCCTTCGCGCCGTTGATCGCGGGTAGCAAGGCATCTGGCGGCGGGGCTGCTGGTGCTGGAGGTGGCGGCGGGGCCGCAAAAGGAAAAATCGGCGGCACCAAAGAGGAACGCACGGCCGCGATCGCGAGCCGGTTCCCGGATCTCCCACAATCGTAAGGAAATAACTCATGTCCCTGTCGCAAATGCAGGTTTTCAACGAATACATCATGCCGGCGACTCTCGAGACGCTGGATCAGTATCTCGCCGCGTTCAACGCCGCCAGCCG